TCTCTGATGGTGATAAAGATATACTTTCAAATTATATTTTAGATGATGGCCAAAGAAGTACGATATATGATTACTCTAGAATTATACGAAAATCTCAGTATAATGAGCCAATAAGAAAAATAAAAATTTATTTTGGTGCTTCATCATATTCAAATTCAGATGTTGGTGATATAACTACAGTAAATTCATATCAAGCCTTTAACTATTCGCAAATACCAAGTGTAAACAACATAAGAAATAGCGATTTAATAGACATAAGACCAAAAGTTTCTTCGTATATTGTCGCGGAAAATAAAAAATCTCCTTTTGAGTTTGATTCTAGAGATTTTTCTAATTCCTATAATAATTCATCCAAGTACATTTTAGCATCGGATGAATCCATTTCTTGTTCATATTCTTTTTATCTACCAAGAATAGATAAAATTCTATTATCTAAAAATGGATTATTCCAGGTTAGAACTGGAGAGCCTGCCGAAGTTCCCCAACCACCTCTTGACCTAGACGATTCTATAGAATTAGCAAGTGTTTTTGTTCCTGCATATACATTCTCTGTCGATTCGATATCAATAGAGAAAAAAGAGTATAAGCGTTATACAATGTCAGATATTGGCAAACTTGAAAATAGAATTGAAAATCTAGAGTATTATACTACTCTTTCTCTACTAGAGAAGGAAACAGCAGAATTAAATGTATTGGATAATAATGGCAATCCAAGATTTAAATCTGGATTTTTTGTTGATAATTTTACAACTACAGTATATCAACAGAAAGACACTATAGTCAAAAATTCTATTGATATTTCAAACAATGTCTTAAGGCCAAGTCACTATACCACAAATTGCGATTTGATAATAGGTCAATCTAGTATAATATTAGATAAAAATAATACCGTTGATGTAAATTATTCTAATGATTTCATCTCTACAAATATCAAAAAAACTGGAAATGTGGTAACACTAGATTATACTGAAGTTGTAGAAAATACTCAACCCTATTCTACTAGAGTTGTAGATGTAACTTCATATAGTACATCGGAAAATCCTGGAAGTATAATATTGAACCCATCATCTGACACATGGGTAAGTCAACAAAAACTAAAACCAAACAAAATAGAACTAGATGGTGATATAACTGAATCCCAAACACAAGTAGAAGTAACAGAAGATAGTGAAGATACTGGATTTTTACCAATTGTTTGGAGGGGTTGGTCTAAGTATTGGAATTCTAGGGATTCATTTGTGTACTCTCCATATTCATCGTATCCAATAAACTCCCAGTATCCATACAAATACAAAAAAACAATAGGAATATCATACATATCAAGTAATACTACAAGTAATACCAGAAAAGTTACCAATTCAAACTCAACAATATCTCTACCCGAAACATCTATTGGTGAATCTGTAGTATCAAATGATGTTATTCCATACATGAGATCTAGAAATATTGAATTTAAGGCAGAAAGACTAAAACCATTTACTAGAATGTATGCATTTTTTGATAATGTAGATGTAAATAGCAATATCGTGCCAAAATTAATTGAAATTGAAATGGTAAGTGGGACATTCCAAGCAAGTGAAGTTGTGACTGGTAGAACACTACAAGCTTATAATTCTTGGATATCTAATACAAGTCAAAATGTTCCATTGTTGAAGGATAGATTTGATGATGTAAATATTCCAATTCAAGATTTAGCTAGTATAAAAAGATATTCAGTTGGAATTTCAACTAATGTCAATAATGATACATTTAGGACTTTAGATAATTTTTCAACAAATAGAAAAGGATTGGCTCGCAATTCAATAAGATTTAGGCTATGTACGCCAAATCATAAAGTAGGACCATATGATTCACCAACAAAAATATATAACGCAAATCCTTATGATAGATCTCAAGTTCTACCGAGTTCATATTCCACTAACTCAACAATTTTAAATGTTGACACATATTCTTTATCATACTCTGGTATTTCTGAGTTTTTTGGTAAAATACATGTTGGAATGAGACTAGTAGGAATGACTAGTGGCGCAATAGCAATAGTTAAAAACATAAGATTAATTACAGATGAGGTTGGATCTCTTATTGGATCTTTTAGGATACCAAATAAATCAAATGAAAAGAGATTTACAGCAGGAGAAAAAGTATTTAAACTCACAAACAGTTCTGCAAATTCTTTGGTACCTGGAATTGTATTTTGTTCAGCCGAAGAGAAGTTCTATTCTCAAGGATTCTTGAATCAAAAGCAAGAAAATATTTTATCCACAAGCAAACCAAGAGTTGCACCAGAAGTTCCTAGTGAGCCACCACCAAGTAATCCAGAAATACCAACATATACTCCAGTAGAATCTACACCATACTATTCGAATAATATCCCATCACCAAAACCTGTCAGTGTCACACCACAGTCAACTCCAACTGCACAATCAACTCCAACTGCACCAAGAATAGTGTCAGTTAATGGTGGAGGTCCAGTTTACGGTAAGGCGGCCCAAAATAGACTAGTACAGGCATACTTGGAATTACATCCTGGATCAAATGTAAAAACAGCGGAACAAGTTGCCAATAGATTGAATGTAAAGAATGTAGATCCACTTGCAAGTGGGAATTTATCCCAAAATGATGGAGACAGAATATTGAAAAAACTCCAATCTGCTGGAGCGACCAATTATGTTCCAGGTCCTGGATCTGCGAACTCTAAAGTATTACCTAAATCGCCTCCACCACCTCCTCCTGCACCACCTAAACCACCTAAAGCCCCCCCTACATCCAAACCTGCAAAGAAAAAATAAATAGAAAAAAGGTCATATAAATGGAAGTCAAAAGTCCTCTTGCTCAATCTTTTTATATAGTTCCATCAACTGGAATATTTGCCACATCTGTTGATTTGTATTTTTATTCAAAAGATCCAACAGAATCCGTGACAGTGCAGTTGAGGCCAATGAAACTTGGCATCCCAGATACAACTGTATATCCATATAGTGAAGTCACATTATACTCTAATGATGTTAACATTTCTTCTGATTCTACTGTAGCTACAACATTTACTTTTCCATCTCCAGTATATCTTTCTGGGGACACATATCATGCTATAGTAGTAATATCCAATTCTTCTGAATATAAAATTTGGGTATCTAGATTGGGGGAGTTGGATTCTTCGAGTTATAATAGTAGTAATTCTAGAGAAATTTTTGTAGCAAAACAACCAGACTCTGGTTCTTTATTTTTATCACAAAGTGGGTCAACTTGGACTGCAAATCAATATGATGATTTAAAGTATACTCTACGAAGAGCTGAATTCAATATTACAGACCAAGGAACTATTAATTTTTACAATTCGGATTTAGATGCCGGTCAAAATATATCCAATTTATTAAATGATGCTTTACAATTTAACTCTAAAAAAATTAGAGTTGGATTATCAAAAACTGTTTCTGATGCTGGACTAGTTTTTGGCAACACAATATCACAAAGAATAACTAATGCAACAGGTAATTTAGTTGGATATGGTGGATCAGCATTTGGAAACTTAGGAATAATTGATGATGGAGATTCATATGAAAATGGATATTATTCAAGTATTCCTTTGATTAGTTTAACTGGAACAGGCAGAGATGCTACTGCAAATTTGACTATATCCGGTGGTGTAGTGGTTTCATCTGGAGCAACTATTTCAAACGGAGGCTATGGATATAAAATTGGTGATGTCTTAACAATTGATCCACCTGGCACAAATAAACTGGGCAGAAATATAAAATTATCTGTTTCCAATATTTCTGCATACAATGAACTAATTATAGATCAAGTACAAGGAAATTTTGAAACAGGAGTGGGGAAAACTATTAGATATACCAATAGTTCTGGTACTACACTTGATTTAAATGGAGATGGATCTGATGTGACTTTATCGTCTCCAGCAATTGAATTAAACGATGGAAAACATATAAAAGTCAATCATTTTAATCATGGTATGCATTCTGAAGTAGACTTAGTTAGAATTTCAAATGCAATATCTGATATAAATCCAACCATACTTTTTAATGAGCAATATCAATCAGATTCCACAACTAACATAACTGTTGAGGATGCTACCAATTTTTCTACTTTTGAAGGTATTGCTGTTTCAGCTGATAATTTGGGCTATATTTTAATAGAAAATGAAATAATATCATATAACGAAATATCTGGCAATGTATTAAAAGGAATTACCAGGGGAGTGGATGGAACCAAACCCATGAATTATGAATTGGGATCACAAGTTTACAAATATGAATTGAATGGAATATCGCTAAGAAGAATAAACAAGACTCACCAATTATCTGATGCTACAGTTTCCGATCCAATAGGATTAGACTATTATACTGTAAGAATTTTGATGAATTCTAATGGAAAGGATAGAACTTCCATTAGTCCTTTATATTGCAGGGAAACAAAAAATTCTGGTGGATCAAATATTACTGCAACTAAAAATATACAGTATAGTATAATCACACCAAATATGGAAGTCGTGTCTCCACCTAATACTCAAATCAAATCTTCTATTAGGACTGTAAGTGGAAAAAGTATAGATGGCAACGAAATTCCATTTGTAGATCAAGGGTTCGAAGATGTGGTATTAAATACATCAAATTATTTAAATTCTAATAGAATAGTATCTTCAACATTAAATGAATCATCAAAATTAACTTCTTTACCTGGAAACAAATCATTAAATCTGAATATAACTATTCAATCACAAGATTCTAGATTGTCTCCTGTGATTTCAGCGATAGAGAGATCTTCTGTGATCTTAACATCAAATAGAATAGACAATAAAATATTGAATTTTGCTGAAGATGATAGAGTTTCTACACTTTCTGATGATCCATCTTCATTTGTGTATGCCACTAAGCCGATTAGATTGGAAAATTCAGCACAATCAATAAAAGTTATATTATCTGCTTATATAAACATTTACAGTGACATTAGGGTATTATATTGTGCATCTAATTCTGATGATTTAGGGTTGAATTATTTTCCTTTCCCAGGGTATTTGAATCTTAATAATGGGATTACAGTAGATGCTTCCAAAAATGACGGTTCAGCTGATACTAAATTATTTAAAACTGATGTTTTAGTTGCTGATGGTCCAAATACTCCTTTTGTAGATTATCAGTTTACGGCTGAAGCAGTTGGCCCATTTAGAACATTTAGTATTAAAATAATCGGTACATCTACCAACCAAGCATTCCCACCAAGAATCAAAGATCTCCGTATTATTGCATTAGAGTAAAATGTACCACAAAGTTAAAGGCAACCCAAACTTAGTTCGAGATGTAGAGACTAATGCAATTTTAAATGTAAATTCACTCGAGTATAGTAATTACAAAAAAATAAAAGAATCTAAGGAAAGGGGAGAAGATAGAATAAGTAAAATTGAATCTGATGTGAATGACATGAAGAGTGACTTAGAAACTATAAAAAAATTACTTTTGGATATTAAAAATGGATCCTGAAAAAATTATTCTAGAAGATCTAAACAAAATGTTTGAATATGAAAAATTATCTAGAGACATAGATAGTATAGAAGATATTGATACATTGAAGACTTTTGCAAAATCTTATATAAAATTATATTTAAAACAACAAGAAGTAGTTTCAAAATTTTAAAATGGCACAACCATCTACTAGACAAGAATTAATTGACTATTGTTTAAGAAAATTGGGTGCTCCTGTATTAGAAGTAAATGTAGCACAAGAACAGATAGAAGATTTGGTAGATGATGCAGTTCAGTTTTTCCAGGAGCGTCATTTTGATGGCGTATCTCCAGTTTTTTTGAAATATCAGATAACACAAGAAGACATTGACAGAGGAAGAGGAAAATCTGGAGTTGGCATAACTACAGTAACTGGAAATAAAACATATGAATATAAAGAAACTGCAAATTATTTGCAGATACCATCGTATGTCATTGGAGTAAATAAAATATTTCAATTTGAGGGATCTAATAGTATTTCAAGTGGGATGTTTAGTATAAAATACCAACTATTTTTAAATGACATATACTATTGGGGATCAACCGAATTATTGACATATTCAATGGTAAAAACTTACCTTGAAGATTTAAATTGGCTATTAAGCACACAAAAGCAAATACGATTCAATAAAAGAGAAGACAAATTATATCTGGATATCGATTGGTCAAGTCTAACAGTTGGACAAACCTTAATTATGGATTGTTATAGGGCATTAAATCCAGCGGAGTCAACTAAAGTTTGGAATGACTCTTTCTTAAAGCAATATTTAACTGCTTTAATTAAAAGGCAGTGGGGTCAAAATTTAATTAAGTTTAGAGGAGTTAAATTGCCTGGTGGAGTGGAATTGGATGGTAGACCAATATACGATGACGCACAAAGAGAAATAGATATAATTATGGAAAGAATGTCTAGTACATACGAACTTCCACCTTTAGATCTTATTGGATAATTTATGTTAAATCCATTCTTTTTACAAGGATCTAAATCCGAACAAAATTTAATTCAAGATTTAATCAATGAACAGTTGAAGATTTACGGTGTAGAAATTTATTATTTACCTAGAACCTACTTAACTAAAAAAACAGTAATTAGAGAAGTAATAGAATCGGAATTTAATAATGCATATCCAATTGAAGCTTATGTTGACACCTACGATGGATATGAAGGAGCTGGAACATTATTGACTAAATTTGGTGTGCAGCCATATACAGATTTAACCTTAATTATATCAAAAGAAAGGTATGATAATTATATCTCGCCTTTACTCGAAGATCTTCCTTCTATAGAGTTGCATACTAGACCAAAAGAAGGAGATTTGATCTATTTTCCACTGGGAGATAGGCTATTTGAAATTAAATTCGTTGAGCATGAAGCTCCATTCTACCAATTACAAAAAACATATGTTTACACTCTAAGGTGTGAGCTATTCAGATATGAAGATGAGTTGATAGATACTGGAATAGAATTTATAGATGATAATGTAGAAAAACAGGGATACATTCAGACTTACGATATGGTCGGGTCTGGCGTATCTGCCACAGCTATTGCATCAATAGTCAATGGTGGCGTGACATTCATACAGGTAACAAATAGAGGAGATGGCTATAAATTAGCCCCTCAAGTTAAAATAGCTCCTCCAATTTCTGGTCAAACTGCAATTGGTATTGCATCTATGATTGGTGGTATAGTAGATTTATGTGAACCCGATTCTACTTTACTGAGAGTACAAGCAGTGGAAATTTCGAATCCTGGTTATGGATATACGGTTCCACCTAGCGTTGGTTTTTATGGTGGTGGAGGAGATGGCGCTACTGCTGTTGCTTCAATAGGCAATGGTATAGTTGGAGTAGTTACAATAACAAATGGTGGATCTGGTTATTCTGATCCTCCAGTCGTTCAATTTATTGGCATATGTACTGTACCTGCTCAAGCAAGAGCAATTGTAGAAAATGGAGTTGTAGTTAGAATTGGAGTTACTACCACAGGAATTGGATATAGTGAACCACCTCAAGTCCAACTGTCAAGTCCATATATGGTTGGGTTTGGTACATATCAATACAATGAAACTGTAATTGGTTCTATCACTGCAAATACGGCAAGAGTGAAATCTTGGAATAAACTTACCAATAAACTAGAACTTTCACATATTACAGGTGACTTCAAACCAGGAGAAACGATAGTTGGAACTGCATCCAGTGCAACATATCAGATAAGAAAAATTACTATCGATAATATTGAGGATACTTTTGCCCAAAATAAGGAAATTCAAGTAGAGGCAGATCAAATTGTAGACTTTAGTGAATCAAATCCATTCGGAACACCATAATAAATATATAAATTGTTAAATAGTATATTATAAAGGTTTACTGACAATGTTTGAATATTTTTATCACGAGATTATAAGAAAAACTGTAGTTTCATTTGGCACACTTTTTAATGGAATAACAATAAAGCATAAAAACAATGACAATAATGTTGTTTCCACATTAAAAGTTCCACTGGCATACTCTCCAACTCAAAAGTTTTTAGCTAGAGTTCAGCAAGTTCCAGATTTAAATAAGCCAATTCAAATCACATTGCCCAGAATGTCATTTGAACTGATTGGAATGTCTTATGATACTACAAGAAAGTTGACGACAACTCAAACATTTCTAACAAAAGACGCGAATAATAATGAAATAAGAAAGGCATATATGCCTGTGCCATATAATTTAAATTTTGAGTTGAGTATTTTTACAAAATTAAATGAAGATATGCTTCAGATCATTGAGCAGATTCTTCCTTATTTTCAACCAAATTATAATTTAACTGTAGATTTAGTGAAAGAAATAGGAGAAAAAAGAGATGTTCAAATTGTTTTAGATAACATCTCAATGACTGATAATTATGAGGGCGATTACACAGAAAGAAGAGCACTAATATATACCTTAAAATTTACCGCTAAAACTTTCCTATTTGGTCCAGTATCTTCCAATTCTGTATCTTCCGAAATTATCAAAAAAGTTTCTATTGGGTTTGCTGCTGGAGATCCATCTGGTTCGGCAAGAAGAGAAGTTGTATACAGTGTAGAGCCTAAAGCGATTCAAAGTTATTCTGGGACTGTAACAACTACAGTAACTAAGGATATAAGTAAAGTTGACACTCTAATCGAAGTTACGAATTCATCTGGAATAACAATTGGATCTTTCTTGGATATAAACAAAGAAGAAATGTATGTTGAATCTATTAGTGGCAATGTTTTAAGTGTAAGAAGAGGACAAGATTCAACTACAATATTAGATCACATATCTGGATCGGAAGTCAAACTTATCACCCCTGCAGATAATTTATTAATTGAACCTGGTGATGATTTTGGGTTCACTGGTTCTTTAGATTGATAGGTTACTATGAGAATGACTAAAAAATTCGATAAGCTGAATAAAGAGTTTAATATCGATCAAGAAGAAATACAAGTTTCTGCTGAGGTAACTGAAATTATTCCTGAGATAGAGATAACAAAACCAGAAAAATCTTCAATTGACGACATAAAAAAAGATTACGAGTATACTCGTGGCAATTTATATTCTATCATAGAAAAGGGACAGGAAGCAATTAATAATGTTTTAGAATTAGCCCAAGAAACTGATGCACCTAGAGCATATGAAGTTGTTGGTCAATTAATAAAAAATGTCTCTGATGCAACTGACAAACTTATTGATCTTCAGAAAAAAATAAAGGCTTTAGATGAAGTTAAGCAGCAGAAAGGTCCAACTAATGTAACTAATGCGCTCTTTGTCGGATCAACAGCTGACTTATCAAAACTGCTTAAAAATAAACTAAAAGACATCGACGAAGATAAATAAAAATAAATGCTTAAACTGCAGTAGAAATGAAAAAAATACAAGAAGATCATAAAGAAATTGCCAGTGGTAAAAAGAAAGACGATGAAGGCTATATGGCAGGGATTGAACTAGATTCAATCGAAAGAGCTGTAAAGAACTTAAGAAAGGCAATCAAGAGTAGTGATACTCAATTGCCTGCTTGGGTACAGTCTAAAATTACTAGAGCAGCTGATTATATTGATACTGCAGCAGAATATCTTCAAAGTGATGAAGAATTAAATGAAAACGAAAAAAAATCATTTGAAATTAATCCAAAAAAACATAAAGATGCAACAACACAAAATAAAATAACTAAAAGAATAGATAGACCTGGAACTGAAGGAGAAGGTGAAGCTGCAAAAAATGTAGCAATAAAAAAAGGAGGAACTGGCGTTAAAGCAGTTCCTCAATATAAGCACTTGCCACCAAGAAATGAAGAAATTTCTTTAGTGGATCAAATCTTATCTGAAATGGGTTGTGGGTGTAATAAAACAAAAAAAGGAAAAAAGTGCCCTGAGCATGGATATAAAGATTGTTCATCCATGCACGAAGAAAAGGACCCAAAAGGTCCAGTTCAAGCATACAAGTCTCCTGAAGAAATTGCAAAAAAACATGGTGTTTCCTTAGATGATATAAATGCCCAATTAAAGATGGGAATTAAAGTAGAAGGAGAACACACTTCAGATAAAACTGCTGCAAGAATTACCGCACTTCAGCATCTAGATGAAGTACCAGATTACTATACGAAGTTAAAAAAAGTAGAAACCCAAAAAGAAAGTAAAATAGTAAGAGACATATTTGGTAATGTGTCTTATGAATTTATTGATTTGATTACAGCAGATCCATTGATCAAGGAAGCAAAAAAATCTAAAAAGAATGGCCCTTGTTGGGATGGATATAAAAAGGACCCAAGTAAAAAGGATTTTGAAAAAGGTTCTTGCGTTGAAGTAAGCGAGCAATCAAATGTAAATTTACAATTAACAAGAGCAAAAGCAGAAAAAGCAAAAGCAGATCAAAAATACGCAAATACAGTAGGTAGATTATCTAAGCAAGGAGCTGACCCAGAAATAGTAAGTGAAACTACTATACCAACTCAATATGGACATAACTTTTCTGTTACTTTAATGTGGAGAGCAAAATATTATAATATTCAAATGTTCTTCCCACAAATAAGAATGCCTAATAGAAAAGAAATAACAGATGAAGCAAATAAAGTTTATCCAAATTGTAAAGTTATTACATATAATCCAAGTAGAATACAACAAAATCTTCCTATTATCCAAGTACCAGATAAAAAATCAAAAAACTATCTTTTAAATAACGGTACAATAGGAGAGGGGGTTGAAATAATAGAATCAAAAAAGTCTGAAATGGCTTGCAATAAGCCAAAGTCTGAGCCACATGGATCAGGAGAAACTGGTAAATCACATGTTGTAAAGGCATGTGAAGATGGAAAAGAAAAATTGATTCGTTTTGGTCAACTAGGAGTAAAAGGATCTCCAAAAAAAGAGGGTGAATCTAAAGAATATGCAGATCGTAGAGACAGATTCAAAAAAAGACACAAAAAAAATATTAAAAAAGGAAAAATGAGTGCCGCATATTGGGCAAACAAAGTTAAGTGGTAAATTTATATTAATTTTTTATGGCTGAAGAACATTATCTTGGTAATCCGCTCCTAAAAAAAGCAAATACCCAAATTGAATTCACAGAAGAGCAAATTGTTGAATTTGCAAAATGTGCCCAAGATCCGGTATATTTTGCAAATAATTATATACAAATTGTTACTTTGGATCATGGATTACAACCATTTGAGATGTATCCATTTCAGGAAAGAATGTTAAGTTCTTTCCATCAAAATAGATTCAATATCTGCAAACTTCCCAGACAATCAGGAAAATCCACAACAGTAGTATCTTACCTTTTACATTATGCAATTTTTAATGACAATGTAAATATTGCAATTCTTGCTAACAAAGCTCAGACAGCAAGAGATCTACTTGGTCGTTTGCAAACTGGATATGAAAATCTTCCTAGGTGGCTCCAACAAGGAATTTGTTCTTGGAATAAAGGATCATTAGAATTAGAAAATGGTTCTAAAATATTTGCAGCATCAACTTCAGCATCATCTGTTAGAGGTAGTACATATAACATCATCTTTTTGGATGAATTTGCTTTCGTTCCAAATCAAGTTGCCGATTCATTCTTTAGTTCAGTATATCCTACAATCACTTCTGGTAAATCATCAAAAGTTATTGTGGTCTCTACTCCTAAGGGACTTAATCACTTTTATAAATTATGGGATGACGCAAAGAAGAGTAAAAATGAATATGTTCCAATTGAAGTATTTTGGACTGATGTTCCAGGAAGAGATGAGGAATTTAAAAGAACTACAATTGCTAACACAAGTGAGAGTCAGTGGAGACAGGAATTTGAATGCGAATTTCTTGGTTCAGTAGATACATTAATATCTGGTGCAAAGTTAGCAACTTTAGTTCAAGACAGACCAAAGACATCAAATGCAGGACTTGATGTATATAATGATCCAATAGAGGACCATCAATATGTAATTAGTGTTGATGTCGCAAGAGGAGTAGAGATTGATTATTCTGCATTTATAGTATTTGATATAACTACTTTTCCATATACAGTTGTGGCAAAGTATAGAAATAATGAAATAAAACCTATGATGTTCCCATATGTCATAAAAGACGCTGGAAAGGCTTACAACAGCGCCTATGTGCTGTGTGAAGTGAATGATGTAGGGGATCAGGTGGCTGCTGCATTACATTACGATTTGGAATATCCTAATGTTTTAATGTGTTCTATGCGTGGTAGGGCTGGACAGATTGTTGGGCAAGGGTTTTCTGGCAAAAAAACCCAGATGGGAGTTAAGATGTCAAAAACAGTCAAGAAAGTTGGCTGCTTAAATTTGAAGGCAATTATAGAAGAAGAAAAGCTATTAGTCAGTGACTATGATATTATATCAGAATTAACCACATTTGTCCAGAAATATAATTCATTTGAAGCTGAAGAAGGATGTAATGATGACTTAGCAATGTGTCTTGTAATATTTGCATGGTTAATAGTACAAGATTATTTTAAAGAAATGACGGACAATGATGTCCGTAAGAAATTATATGAGGAACAACAGAATCAACTAGAACAAGATATGGCACCATTTGGATTTATTGTGGATGGAACTGAGTCTGATAATTTTGTTGACGACCAGGGTACAAGATGGTTTACAGATGAGTATGGAGACATGTCTTATATGTGGGAATACAATTTTTAAGCTTTACTTGCATGTAAATAAAGTTTTTCATAAATATTTTTTAGAGAAACTGATTTTTTAGGGAGAAAAATATGGCGACTCCTCAATTATCTCCAGGCGTACTTGTCAGAGAGGTTGACTTAACTGTAGGAAGAGCTGACAATGTACTTGATAATATTGGAGCAATTGCAGGGCCATTTGCAATAGGACCTGTTGATGACCCAGTAGATATTGCTACGGAGCAAGAATTAATTAATGTATTCGGCAAACCAAGTTCAAAAGATGCACAATATGAATATTGGATGAGTGCATCATCATTCTTGTCTTATGGTGGCGTTCTTAAAGTTGTAAGAACTTCAGGTAGTAACTTAGTAAATGCTAATGCTGCAAGGACAGTAAGTGGAATTTCAACAGTTGGAGTAGGTAGTTTACTTATAAAAAACTTTGACGAATATGAATCAACATATGCATCAAATGACAATGTAGACTTTGTTTTTGCAGCAAAAACACCAGGAACATGGTCTAATGATTTAAAAGTATGCACTATTGACGATAAAGCAGACCAAATTCTCAAATTGGGTTCAGCAGTTACATCAGCTCAAGTTGGATATGCTGTAACTACAAGTTTAAGTAATATTACTGTTGCTGGCGTTGGCACTACTTCTGTATTCACAGGTTATTTGAAGTCTATTATAACTGGAATAAACACTACAAGTCAAACTGTAGATGTAAAAATTACATCAATAGTATCAAATGCTGGGGTTGAAACTCCAGTAGACTATGCAGAGAAAAACCAGTTAGGGTCATTCTTACTTGGAAATACAGTAGCAATTAGCAGCACTTCTTCTACTGGTATAGCAGGAACAACTCTTTCTGGCGCAGATGCTGTTTTAGATTGGTATGATCAACAAACTTTAGGGCTAACAAATAGCACAATTTATTGGAGTTCTTTGGCACCAAAGCCAACAACAAACCAATATGTTGCTGAAAGAAAAGGAAGAAATGATGCAATTCATATTGCAATAGTAGACGATACTGGTACTGTAACTGGAATTCAAGGTAACTTAGTAGAAAAACATTTATTCCTATCTAAGGCAACTGATACAATTTCCGCTGTAAATTCACCTCAAAAAATTTGGTGGAAAGAATATCTTGCTCAAAATTCAAACTATGTTTATGCTGGAGATAATCCTTCAGATGGCGGTAACAATGAAACTACATATCAAACAGGATTCTCGATCGGTTTTGTTGGGCTAACTACGGCAAGAGGACAATGGAATTCTCCTGCTCAAGATAAAGTCTATAGTGCTATTGGTAATGTAACTTATACATTATCTGGAGGAAAAGATTATGCAAATGATGGTGGAATGGTAGCTACCCTGGGTGATCTATCAACTTCATATAGACTTTTCTCCAACAAAGATGAAGTAGCAGTTGACTTCCTAATAATGGGACCAGGTTTACTAGACAAATCACAATCGCAAGCAAAGGCTCAAGAATTAATCTCAATTGCTTCAGCTAGAAAGGATTGTATAGCAGTGATTTCTTCACATAGAGAAGATGTTGTTAATAGAACAAATACTGAAGATCAAACAAATGAAATTATAGAGTTCTTTAGTCCTCTATCTTCTTCTTCTTATGCTGTATTTGATACTGGTTACAAGTACACATATGATAGATTCAACAATAAATTCCGTTGGATTCCATGTAACCCAGACATTGCTGGATTAATGGTTAGAACTTCTTTAAATTCTTATCCATGGTATTCACCAGCTGGACAACAGAGAGGAGTTCTTAATAATGCAATTAAATTAGCATATAATCCTTCTAAGGCACAGAGAGATAGACTGTATCCAATTAGAATAAATTCCATTGTAAATCAACCTGGAATTGGCATAATTCTATTCGGTGATAAGACTGCTCTTGGTTATGCTTCTGCTTTTGATCGAATTAATGTTCGTAGATTATTCTTGACTGTAGAACAAGCCCTAGAAAGAACTGCTCAAGCTCAGTTGTTTGAGTTAAATGATACTTTAACTCGTGCAAATTTCGTGAATATCGTAGAACCATATCTACGAGATATACAAGCAAAAAGAGGAGTTTATGATTTTAGAGTAATATGCGATGAGACAAATAACACTCCTGATGTAATTGATAACAATGAATTTAGAGCTGATATCTTCTTAAAGCCAACTAAGTCAATTAATTATGTCACACTTACATTTGTTGCCACTCGAACTGGAGTTAGCTTCGAAGAAGTTACTGGTAGAGTTTAATTTAGATATAAATTAATTACAAAAGGAGGATTTAAAAATGTCACAGTTAAGAACAATCACCCAGTTTAAAGAAAGACTAGCTGGTGGTGGCGCTCGTCCTAATCTATTTGAAGTAAGTATTCCATCATTCCCTGCGCCAATTCAAAATTTTTGGTCTAGTGGAGCTGGTGGAGAAGCCGAAACATTTAGCTTCTTATGTAAGTCAGCAGCACTACCAGCTTCTAATGTAAACCCAATCGATGTGCCATTTAGGGGTCGTATTTTAAAAGTTGCTGGAGACAGAACTTTCGATCCTTGGACAGTTACTATTATAAATGATGAGGACTTCAAATTAAGAACTGGATTTGAAAAATGGATGAATCACATTAATAAATTGGAAAATGCTACTGGTGCAACTAATCCAGAATCTTACATGACTGATGCTTATGCATATCAACTTGGAAGAGGTAAAACTAAAAACTCCCAAGGAAATTATGGGGATAGGACTGGTGGGGGTCTAACTCCACTAAGAACATATAAGTTCTTCAGTATTTTCCCAACTAATGTAAGTCAGATTGATTTATCATATGATACAAGTGATGACATAGAGACCTATACCGTGGAATTCCAAATTCTCTACTGGACCGCTGGTGAAGGTACTACAGATCAAGCTGGATCTAGTAATATTGTTAAGTGATAAATAAAGGATAACTAAAAAAATAAATTATGGCAAGACTATTTGGTTTTTCTATTGAAGATTCGGAAAAACTATCACCCTCTGTAGTATCCCCCGTCCCACCTAACAATGAGGATGGGGTTGATCACTATTTAACTAGTGGTTTTTTTGGTTCGTATGTAGATATTGAAGGAGTCTATAGAACTGAATTTGATTTGATTAAGAGATATCGTGAGATGTCTCTT